TAACTTAAAAGACTACGGTGAAATCACTAACGCTATTGGTAACGCTACAGGTGCAAAGACTATTGACCTAACACTGGGTAATTCAGTGACCGCCACGACTACTGGCGCGACTACTTGGACGTTCTCTAACCCAACCGCTTCTGATGAACTTTGTGGTTTTAGTCTTAAATTAGTCAACGGTGGTAGTGCAACACAAACGTGGCCTACATCCGTAGATTGGCCCGCTGCAACTGCTCCTACACTTACGACTTCAGGTACAGACGTTCTAGTATTTACGACCTGTGATGGCGGTACTACATGGTACGGATTTGTTGCAGGACTCGCTTTAGCGTAGAGGATATTTAGATGCCAAGTAATAAAAAGCTATTACAAGCAGCAGCAGGTAGCGCAGGTGGTGATAATCTGTTTGTGGAAGATGTGTTCTCTACTTTTTTGTATGCAGGTACAGGTTCTTCTTTAGCTATAAATAACGGATTAGACCTAAGTGGTGAAGGCGGTCTAATGTGGCTTAAAGGTAGAGATGGGGCTTATTACCATAAATGGTATGATACTGAGCGTGGCATACAATACGCGATTGAATCAAATACAACAGATGCAAATCAAACAGAAGCACAAGGAGTCACCGCTGTAGGTTCAAGTGGCTTTACGCTTGGAACAGATGGAAACACAAATAGTTCAGGCGCTGCTATGTCCTCTTGGTCATTCCGCAAAGCAGCAGGTTTTTGCGACATAGTTACCTATACAGGAAACGGACAGACATCTCAGACTATAAGCCATAATCTTGGTAGCACTCCAAAAATGATGATTATGAAATGTACCACTCATGTTACTGAATGGTATGTTTATCATGCGAGTTTAGGAGCAAATAATTTTTTACAACTTCACTCTACTGTTTATGCACAAGCTTACACAGGAGCTTTTAATAATACAGCACCTACTGATACGCAATTTACAGTAGGAAATGACTCAGCAATTAATGCTAGCGGTAGAACCTACGTAGCCTATCTATTCGGAGATGACGCAATCTTCGGTGAAGACGGTGACGAACAGATATGTAAGATGGGTACTGCTACTTTAGGCGGAAGCGGTACTGGTGAGGTTTCTATTAATTTAGGATTTGAGCCTCAATTTGTTTTATTAAAAACATCGGCTGTGTCGGAAAATTGGTTATTAGTTGACACAATGAATGGCGCGCCAGTTTTTCCAAGTTCTCAAAATTATTTATCTCCCAATACTAGTTCTGCGAATGCCTCTTATAGCTTTTTAAACATCACCTCTACTGGTTTTAATCTTGCGAATTTAGGTCTTAATAGAACCTACATCTACATGGCTATCCGTAGACCGATGAAAGTTCCCGAAGCAGGGACAGAGGTTTACTTTCAAACCACAGCAAATGCAGGGACTACTTTAAATACTGGTTTTGTACCTGATTTTTGGATTGGTGGTGCAACAGCAGGAAATGGAGGTACTGGTTCACAGTTTGTAATGGATCGTCTTCGTGGTGCAAAATATTTAGCTACTTCAACAGCGGCGCTAGAAGTCGGTACAAATGATCCGTTTAATGGATTTCCCACCAACACTTTTATGAATAATTCGCAGGGTGGAAATAGAGTTGAATGGATATTTAGGCGAGCTTCTCAATTTATGGATGTGATTGCTTATACTGGTAATGGCACAGCAGGTGCTACCCAAGCGCATAATTTGACGGTCGTTCCAGAATTTATTATTTGGAAGAACAGAACTGGCACAAATGACTCTTGGATTTCATATTGGTCTACTTTAGGTGTTGGTAATTACCTTTTGGGTTTTAATACAACAACAGCATCGGGAACAGGTAGTCTAGTAAATAGCACAGCACCTACAGCATCTGTAATTACGCTATCTGGACAAGGATGGAATGTTAATAATAATGGATCAAATTATATAGCCTACCTCTTCGCCACACTAGCAGGGATAAGTAAAGTTGGCTCTGTTGTCCATTCTGGAACAACTAATGTTGATTGTGGATTTTCCGCAGGTGCAAGGTTTGTACTTGTAAGACGTACAGATGCTTCGGGTGGATGGTATGTCTGGGATACTGCTAGAGGTATTGTTTCAGGTAACGACCCGTATCTACTTCTAAATTCTTCAGCAGCACAAGTAACCAACACAGACTACATTGATCCACTAGCAAGTGGATTCACTTTAACGTCCTCATTCACAGCAGGGACTTACATATTTTTAGCAATCGCATAGGATAATCAACTATGGAATACAGAATGGAAGACGGATCACTCAAGTCGCAAGGCGAGATCCGCGCATTAAATAAAAATGTTTCAATACCTAAAGTTTGGAATGCAGATGTCTGTGCAAGTCTAAACATTGATCCAGTATTGGAAGCACCCAAGCCAGAGCCTAGCGGAGCGTATAAGCAAGTCGTGCGTAACGGCGCTGTACAAGATGGTGACAATTGGGTACAGGCGTGGGTTGAGCAGGATATGTTTGCCGACACTACGGTTGATGGTGTAACCACTACTAAGGCAGAACATGAGACAGCCTACCAAGCCCAACTAGACGCTACTGCTGCTACTGCGGTAAGAACTAAGCGTGATGGACTGCTTGCTGATACAGACTGGACTGGTATGTCCGATGTCACGATGTCTTCGGATATGACTACTTACAGACAAGCCTTGAGGGATATTACTACTCACTCAGACTTTCCTAATTTGTCTGACGATGACTGGCCCACAGCCCCGTAGGTATGAACATTGATAGAAATCTCATTAGCTGTTGCAGCAGCAGAAAAGGCTTTTCAACTTATAAAATATGGAGTTGACAAAAGCAAAGAAATACACGAGATGCAAGGAACTATTGCAGCTTTCTATGATGCAAAAGATAAAGTTACTGAAGCTAAAGCACAGTCAGAAAACACATCTGCTGCAAACAAGATGTTCGCAAAAGATTCTGTCGAGTCGTATGCGTTACAAGCAGTATTGGCAGAAGAACGAACTAAGAAGCTAGAGGCACAACTAAAGAGAATGTTTCAAGATAAAGGTAAGACTGCTTTGTATTCACAGATGATGAGAGTTAGGCAGCTAGAAAGATCAAGAAGATTACAAGCAGCAAAGGCAGCAGCAAAAAGAAAAAAAAGAATAGCTGACTTAACTTTTTTATTAATTATAACAGCCGTAGGAGTCGGTGCAATTGCGTTAATGATTGGATTTGTTGTTACAAAAATAAACTAAGGCAGTAGAAAATGGTAGAAGATCGTTTAACGCGAGTAGAACAAAAGATAGACACGTTACAGGAAGCTATTGTTTCTTTAGCGCGTGTAGAAGAACGTCTTGTTACTGTTTTTAACAGACAGTCTACTATTGAAAACAAAGTGGAAAATATAGACAATAAAGTAGATGAGTTGTCTGAAAACATAGTAAAGGCTAGAGTAACAGAGCGTTTAGTTTGGGTAATTATTGTAGCTGTTGTTAGTGCTGCTTTTACTTACATAGGAAAATAAGATGACGTATTTAGAGATAGTAAATAACGTTTTAAGACGTTTACGTGAAGATGAAGTCTCTACAATAGCAGAGACAAGCTACTCAGCTTTAGTAGGTGACTTTGTAAACGATGCTAAACAGATAGTAGAAAACTCTCACAGTTGGTCTGCTATGCGTACAGCTATTGATTTTGATACAGTATCAGGCACTTCTATCTATTCTCTAACAGGAGCAGGTCAGTATGCTGAGTTAAGAGAAGCAATGAACGTTACAAGTAAAGCTATCTTTAATATGAGTAATAGAACTGCTATGAACAGGAACTATAAGATTAATCCTGCTAGTGGTACACCAACAAGTCTAGCTTTTAACGGTGTTGATAGTAACGGGGACATTACTGTTCAAGTATATCCTAACCCTGACGGTATTTACTCTTTATACTTTGACGCTTTTGTACCACAAACTTCTTTAACAGCAGACGCTACAAGACTAAAAATACCTTTTAATCCTGTATTACAATTAGCATTAGCTATGGCGTTGAGAGAGCGTGGTGAGACAGGTGGTCAATCAGCAGCAGAACAGTTTGCTATAGCAGATGCTGTGTTGTCTGACGCAATTGCTTTTGATGCTAACAAGTATCAAGAAGACATTTTGTACGTGCCAGTTTAAAGGAATATAAATGGCTCAACAACTACAAAGTATTACAATGACAGCTCCGGCGTTTGCAGGTATTAACACGCAAGACGCTCCGTTGGCACAAGATCACACTTTTGCTGCTGTAGCTGATAATTGTATTATTGACAAGGAAGGACGTTTAGCTTCTCGTAAAGGTTATGAGTTACTTAACGGTAATGACTTGTTAGGTACGTCAGCAGGTGTAGAAGCACTGCATGAGTTTGTTGCTGAAGATGGAGACATTACTTTTTTATCGGCAGGTAACAATAAAATCTTTACTGGTACTACCACTATGGTAGATGCAACACCTAGTTCTTACACAATCACCACAAATAACTGGAAGATTGTATCATTTAATGACCATGCTTTTTTCTTTCAGAGAGGCTATGAGCCTTTATTGTACTCAGATCACGCAGGTACAGTAGACAAGATGTCTTCTCATGCTCATGCGACAGGCACTCCCCCGCAAGGACATGAAGTGTTAGCAGCGTTTGGTCGTCTATGGGTAGCAGACTTTACAGCAGACAAGTCTACAATTTATTGGTCTGACCTATTAGACGGCACACACTGGACAGGAGGCTCTACAGGCTCGATAGACATCACTAAGGTATGGCCTACAGGGTATGACACTATCGTTGCTCTAGCAGCCCACAATGGCTTCCTAGTGATATTTGGACGTAACTCTATTGTTATTTACTCTGGTGCTGATGATCCCGCAACAATGACGCTAAGTGA